TCCACCTCTGTCCATTAGTTCAGTAGGTTTTCTTTTTGATTTTTCGTCTACTCCATATCCTCTAGAATACATTGCAGATCCACCACCCATTTTTTTCATACGGCCACCATCTTTGTAGCCCATTATTTTTTTCGCAACATCAGGTTTTTTTTCTGCTAAAGCGTTCATACCTTCTGAAGGATATTTCTTTTTATCTCCTGGCATATTATTACCCCGCTTGTGTGTTTTTTTTGATCTCACCTTTTTTCTTAAGTTCGATCATGCTTTTATCTTTTGCCGAATAGACTTTACCTTTTGCTTTATCGTGATCAGGTCTAGGTCTTACTCTAGGCTTTGGTTGATAGTCAGTTCTCATTATTTTTTTCCTCCTTGGCCATTACGCCATATTTGTGTTCCCTTTATACCATAAACGCTCGCCACTACAAGGATCCACAAATTTGTGAACCACGTCGGCAGTGACGCGAAGTGTTCAAAGAACAGTTTTACTTTGTCCATAGCGGTTGGATCTTCCGATATAACCGCCCAAGCCAAAACTAACACGGGCGCAGACAAAATCAATAAAATAAATTCGTCCTTGTAATCATTTTGACGAGCTTCTAGCAATTTCCCTTGGTAAGCTTCCTCACCTCGAGCTTGTCTTTCAGCATGCAATAGCTGTGCATCTGACATCGCCACTTTCGCCTTCTGCTTGTTGGCATAAATTTTACTTCCAGCAGATACGGCTAATTTAATTGCCGATAACCACATATTAGTACCAAGTTACAGTTGATCTTTTGTTTTTTAGCATTCTTCTTTGACCTTGTACTCTGTCTTTTTGAGATTCATTTGGTTTTGACATCTCAACAGGTACTCCGCCTTTTAGATAGCCGTCTTTGTTTGTAAATTTTTTAAAATCTACATGTTTTGACTGTGTTTTAATCATAGGTCTCCTATTTTTTTCTCAATTTCTTTAATGTTATAGCAAGTCGAGCTTTTTGTCCAAGCTTTCCTTTCTTTTTTGCTGCAGCTTTCAATTTTGAAGCAGGTATTTTTTCACCTTTTTTAACTCCAAGAGCTTTTCTTAGTGATCCTGGTTTTTTAACTGCTTTTTGTATCCACTTTTTAGTCATTATTTGTCCTTTTTAAGTGCATTTTGCAATAAAGTTTTTTCAAGTGAAGTTTCAGCCCTCATTTCTGCTAATTCTTCGTTCTGTTCTAGTTTATTGTCTTGGTTTTGTTGATTCATGACTGCTTTCATACGATCTAAATCAATTCTTTTATTCTCATATTCTTTTCTTCTTTGATTTTCAGCCGCTCTTAAGTCTAATTCTCTAGCTTTTAACTTAGCAAGAGGGTCATTATCAAATTGAGAAGTAATATCTTTTTCTTCCTTCATGAATTCTTCAGTCATTTCGGCAATCAACACAGCTTTTCTTGCTTCAAACTTATCTGAAAACTGTTTTAACTGCATTTGAATCTGTGGATTTTGTGCCATTGCAGGATTTGCTTGAGCTTGTTGTTGTATTTGTTGAATTTGTTGTATGTCTTGAGCCATTTCCATTTCAGTTTGCTCTTGTGCCATCAATGATATGTGTTCAAAAATATTTTTTTCTAAGCTTGCCATAATAGCCGGATTATTTCTAGCAATATTAGTAGCCATAAAATTCATATGAGCTGTAATATGTGCTCTGTGATCTTGTGCAGGGAAAGCTTGAAAAGGTTTTCCACCCATCGCATCAATATGTTCTAGTGCAGGGTCTTTTGGAGCAGGTGGCTGAGGACGTATTAATATTGAATCTACATCTTTTACACCTAACGCTTCATACATGTTTCTATAAACATTGTATGTATTATGAATTTGTGGGTTTGACATTGCCAGCTGTAACTCTGTTTGCGCTAAAGATATTCGCTGTGATTGAGAGAAAATATTCGGGTCAGCAACTGGCAATATATCTATCCTGTCATCGAAGTCCATCTGTTTAATCATTCTTTGACCACCGACGACGTCATATGGATATTCTTGGGGTAAGTATGTTTTAAATACTTGTGATAATAATTTAAATTCTTCTTTTAAGGCTGCGTAAATTCTTTTGTGGATTGCAGACATTGTTCTGCTTCCTCTTTCAAGCAAGGCGACTGTCGTTCCCACCGCGGCTTGCTGATTACCCTCACCTACTTGCAGGTCTGCTATTGAAGCAAATCTTTGTCCTGCACTAACTACGACACCCATAAGCTGTAACAGAGTTTGTGAAGGCTCTTTGTATGGAAGCATCATAAAAGCATCTCTTATACTTCCGCCTGGCGCATCTACATCTCTAAATTCTCCTGGTTGAATTGATTGTGCATCATCTCTAATTCTTATTCCTCTTTGTTTAAATCCAGCAGGTAGATTTGATAATGTTCCTGCATCTAACAAAGATCGTAAAGCAGCTGTCGCTGTTCTTGATAATCCACCAATCATGTGAATCAAACCAAAACCATAAAAACCTAGTCCTGGTAAAAATTTAAAGTGTACAAAGTAATTTATTTTTCTTTTTAACGGGTCGTTTTGTGCGTAGTTTCTTCTAATAGATAAAATTTCTTTTGAATCTTCTTCTATTGTTACAACATAAGGTAATTTAATTCCTGTTGGTTCACCATCTTGTCCAATATCTTCAAATCCATCTAAATCTAAATCAATATGAAATTCTAATAGTGTATGCAGGTCTTCATTCTTACCTGTTTTTTTCATGCCTTCTAGTTCATGTTCTTTCTTTTCAATTTCTGTTTCATGTGCTTGTCCAGGTTCGGGTATTTCTACATCCTTGTAGAAACCCATGACCTGTTGTTTTCTCAAATCATTTTCTGTAATTTTAATTACGTGAACGATGGATTCCGCATCCTCTAATGAGGTAGCAGAATACGGAACTACTAAATCGTCCGCAGGGACAAACTTAGAAACAGCTCGTCCTAATAAATCATCATAGTAAACTTTTTTAAAAGTTGATCCAGCTAGTGGAAGATGAAATAACATAGAATCAAACTCAGGTTCGTATTCCCTCATTTGATCCATGATTTGATAATTCATAAATTCTTTTACACGGTTCGCTTGTTGAACTTTTTGTGGAGTATTAATTCCTAAAATTTGTGTTCTTACTGGTCCAGTAGCCGGGAGTAACTCTTTATAAGCGAGAGCCTGAAACTGTGTAACAGCTTCAGCCAAAACCGGGTGAGTCGCGCCCGAGGCACCTTGAAACGGTTCTGATTTTTTTTCATATTTAAATCCTAATAGATCAAGTCCAGTTGTGTAAGTATGTTCCCAATCTTTTCTTGATGCTTTGTAATCTCTATAATTTTCTATTAATGATGCGCTTAATCTACCAGATTCTGTTTCGTCTAAATAATCTGCTAAATTTGCGTTGTGGTCTGTTGGAGGCGGTAAGTTTTGATCTTCACCGTAATTAATATCTACAGATCCATCTTCGTTTTCAATAATTTCTGAAGACCCTGATCTGTTTTCTGGTTCAGATATTTCTTGAACCATTTCATCTTGAGTTACTTCTATAGTTTCATCTACGTTTGGTAGCGCTTTGTCTATTTCTGCCATTTATTTTCTCCAATCGGACTGTTTTAACATTGTTGTATTTTAAATTCAAGCCTTGTGGTTGAGGACCAGATTTAGGTGGTAGTAAGTGCACTTTTGGATATTTATTCGTCATAAGTGTATTTTTTCATCTCTTCTAAATCTACGTCTTCTATGTATTCTTCGACATCTTTTAACTTGCCTTCAGCATCAGGTCTAGCTGTTGCTTCTTTGTAAGTCAAACCTCCTGTTTCAGGATCTACTTCTAATTCCATTTCCATGTCTTTATCTAACATCTCACCATCTTCATTTCTTTTTCTAACGGTTATTTTATTACCTTGTTCTCTAACTTGATAACCGTCTCGTTCATAAACGTACTCAAATTCGTCGGCTCTATTACCTGTAAAAAATTTCATTCCTTTTGATTTAACTTTAGCAATAAGATCGTATAAAAAAGTAGGAACAGCATCAGCACCTCTTTGAACTGTTTCAGTTACTGCTGGTGCAAGTGGTCCTAAAATTTTTACATATTTTCCAAGAACTGGAATAGATGCAAGTCCACCTAATATCTTCATTGTCTGTCTCTTCTTAGGATCAAACCCATCTTTAAAAGCTTCACGAGTTATTAACCCACCATTTGCTGCGGCTATACCCATTTGCTCTTCTTGTTCTGCGTTATACGCTTCTCTCTCTTCAGGAGTCATCTTTTCAATTCTTTCAAGTTCGTCTTTTACAAATTTACCATATTGATACAAAGCTTCTCCACCTAATGATGCTACTCCAAGTGGTGACGCGATTCTAGCAACACGCAGCGCGGCTTGAGGTGATAAACCTAAATTAAATAATCTTCTTAATAATGCATTCTTTGTAAGTTGATTTGTACCTTTGACAAGTGATGGAGCTAAAGCTGCTTCTAAACCTACTGTAGCTCTATCTACAGCTGAAGTTGGATCTACGCCGAACCCTGCAGTTAAACCTACTACACCTAAAGGTGTTCCTGCAGCTGTTAAAAGTTTACCTGCACCTTTTCCTACATCTTTTAAAAGATCAGTGCTAACAAAACCTCTTTCACCTTTAAAAGCATTTTTATACATGTCTCTTGTTTTACTTTTTTCTGGTTGCTCTATTTCACTTGCAAGTTTTAAACCTGGAATAGATTCTTTAAGTTGTGCTGCTTTTGATACTGGATTTACATCTGATAATAATTCATCGGGTATTTTCATTTTTTTAAGAGTGTTGTAGATAGTTGGAAACTGACCTGTTGCTCTATTAACTCCAACTCCTGGTGCTGCTCCTATTCTTCCTACATCAGTTAATTCTACTCTGACACCTTGTTGATCTAAAAAGTTAGAAACTTTATTTAATATTTCTTGATTACCTTCAAATCTACCACCTTTTCTAAAATACTTATCTACTTGTCCTTCAATAAATCCTCGATTAAATTGTGTAGGTGTAATATTTAAATTAACTGGAAATCTTGTACTTTGTTTTTTTGATTTAATGGGTGTAACATCAAACACATCAAAGATATCTTTGTTTTTTGCTTTTTCTACATAATAAGAATCAGGTCTTGTATTGTAGACAAGGTTTCCTTCTTTATCTAATCTGATGTCCATTAGTTTTTTAATCTCTTTTCCAAAATCTGTATCGTTAATTGCATTTGGATTTTCAGCAAAATAATCATTTAATCTTTTTCTTTGTTGTTTAATTTTACCAAAATCTTTTAAATCTTCTTCACTAGCATATTTCTTAGCTTTAGACTCACTCTCTTTTCTTGTAGCGTATGCTGCTCTTCCTCGTTCTCTTCTTTCTTCATCAGTTAATATTCTTGGATTAGACTCACCTGCACGTTGCGCTCTAAGTTTTATATCAACTGCTCCTTTTTCTGGAAGTTTTTCATTAAAACTAATTAATTCTTCTTTTGATCTTCCTGTAATTCTAGAAAGATTTTCATAATCTCCAGCGTCTAACATATCTCTTATGTACTGAAAAGTTTTGGGATTAACTCTACCCCCTGTACTTTGTCTTAATTCACCTGAAGGTAATTTTCTTTGTAATTGTGATTCATAAGGTTTGGTTTTAAAATTTTCATAATCACCTTGTTCAATAAAACTATCTATTGTTTTTTTAATATCTGCTTCAGCTTTTTCTTTTGCAATTTGAGCAGCTTTACCTACACCTTTTTTATAAGATGCATCTGCAGCGGTTGTTCTATCTTTAATTAATTTTTCTATTTCTTCTTTTGTTCCGTATTGAACTCCTCTAAATCTAGGGTTTCCATAATCTTGTTTGTATGGAAACTTAACTGAGTATTCCCCTTTTGGATGATTAACTAACTTAGGTTCGTAAAACCCTTCTCTTGTTCCTAAATCTTTACCAACAATTGAACCGCCGCCGATAGCAAAATTCTTACGATTTTTTTCCGTAATAATATTTAAAAAATGTTGATGACTTGGACTTGGCTTATACACGTTTGCTACCAGAATACATTTTTTTTAATAAGTCCAATCTTTTCAAAGCATTTTTTCTAGCTTTTTCATTTTGAACCAAAAGGTTTTTTTGTGCAGCTGTAGTTGCTTTTTGCTTCTTCAACTTATTTAAGTTTTTAGCATAGCTTGATAAAGTTGAAGTAAGTTTATTAAATTTACTTTTTTCTGATTTTGATATTTTATCGAAAGGTTGGTCATAGTTTGGTTTCATGTATTTTTTAACTCTCTTCTTTTCACCACCATATCTAAAACCAACTCTACCACCTTGATTATATGAAGGTGTAGCTATACCTGTTTGTCCACCACCGTAAGTAAAATTAGTTGGACCTGTATATTGTGGTTGGGCTGGTGTCTTAGCATATATGCCATAACCCATTTTTTTATCACGTCTATCTTCTATCTCTGCAAGTTCTTCATCACTCATTGCTAACATTTCTTCTAGAGTATAGTCTTCACCGATGTCTTTAGCATATTGCATAAAGCTTGGAATCGCTCTGTTTAAAATCTGTGCAAGTTCATCTTGATTTTTAAATTCAGTTTTCATTCCTGGAGGACCACCTGGTCCAATCATTTGAGGACCTGGATCATTAACTCTTAAAAATTCTTCAAACTCAGTATTTGCACCTTCAACAGCTGGATCAAAACCAAGCTTGTCTCTAGCTGTCTGTTCGTCCATTGCGAAAATTTCATTTAGTGAAAGACCTTGAAACTTTGGTCCGCTTGTATCTGTTGGTGTCATACTTCTGTATTTACTAACATCGACTCCTAGGTCCATTAAATTTCCAAGGGCTATATTTCTTGAGTCTTCTATACCACCTGTAAATGTACCACCCTGATATTTAGACATATCAAAAGGTTGTGGAGCTGCGGGCTGTGCAGGTTGTGGGGCTACAGGTTGCGCGGGTTGAGCTGTTGGCGCTTGTGGTTGTGCGGGTTGTGCACCTGGTTGTCTTGCCAAGTAATCTTCATATGATTGTTTTCTTCTAGCTTCTAAGTCAAGTGATCCACCTACTGCTTTGTTTACTCTACCACCGTCGCTAAAAAATATAGATGATATATTACCATCATACTCTGGCTCTGGGGTAGCGCCTTGAGATAGAGTTTCATTTAAATCAACTTGTTCAGTTATACCTGTTGGTTTGGTTAAAACATCGTTCATAGCTGCATCTCTTGCTCCTGTCACAAGATTATAACCTTTGTTTACTGCTTGAGCTGTTCTAATGATTTTACCTGCTCCAGGTGCTACAGCATCTAATAAGTAAGACGCGGCTGTTATAGTTTTACCATGCTTGGTTGCAAATTCATTTGCTTTTTGTAAAATATTTTTATCATTAGTCTCGCCCTGAATTGATTGTGCAAATTGACTAGTTTCAGGTAATGACGTAATCTGTGCAAAGTCTGCGCCACCTCCCACTTGTGTATAAGCAGTTTTTGGATTTGGTGAAAGTGTTGAAGCAGTTCCATATTTACCCATCATACGATCTCTAAAATCCGTTCCATCTTTAGATTTCCATAAGCTAGGATCTCTCGGTGAATAAGCACTACCGGCATATCTCCCCTTTTTATAATCTTCTAAAGTTGCCCCTGAACTCAATACTCCTTTTTCTTGAAGAAATTCAAATTGTTCTCTAGCTAATGTATCGCTATCAATACGCTTAATACCTTCACTATCTGTGAAAACTTCAAAACCATCATCAGCTGTAGCTCCCATATCTTTTGATTGATCTTCAAAACCATCATCAGCCGTGGCTGCAAATTGATCTTGTTGCTCATCGTATTTATCTTTTACCATTTGCTCAGCTAAATCAATCCATCTTCCACCACCTCTAGAAAAGTCTTCTTCTGTAGCACCTGGATTTTCTGACAACCATTTTGATTTTGCTGCGTCTACATATTGTTGAGCCGCATTTCTTAATTCTTTGCTAGACATCTCATATGGATTTGGCAATGCTGAGGCTGCTTGATTTGCTGCAATGTTTGCAGCTTCACTTCCAAGATCACCAGTATCAGATGGTTCCATGTGTCTTCCATACGAGTATTGCCAATCACTATAACTTAACGGATCACCTTTTTCAGCGCCGTGATTAGGTTTCATAATTCTATGTCCTTCTAAATAGTCTTCATAATTTTTTATGCTAAATTGGCTCGCTGGATTACCATCTTTGTCAAAATATTCTGTAGAACCTGTTGTACCTGTGCCTCCTCCGACAATAGATCCTGTGCCACCAAATCCGCCGCCACCTACATTTGAAGCTCCTGTGTTTGGAGTTAATCCTGAACCACCGCCTGATGAACCTGTAGAGCCACCACCTGTATTAGTTCCCATACCTGGAGGGAAGTTACCTGCACCGGTGTAAACATTGCTACCCCCGCTGCTCGTTCCTCCTCCCGAGCTACCTGTTGAGCCGCCTCCTGATGATCCGCCGCCTGAAGAACCGCCTGAGAATCCACCACCTGATGATGTAGTTCCCCCGCCGCTCGTTCCTCCAGTCCCGCCACTCGTTCCAGATGTTCCAGTTCCAGATGTTCCAGTTCCTGTTGTCGTGGTGCTAGTAGCGGGCGTCGAGAATAAATTAGCACCAACACTGCTGGCTCCTCCTCTGTAACCTGCGCCTGTACTAGCTGGAGCTGTTGCTCCTTGTCTTGCAAGGTAGTCTAAATATGATTGTTGTTTTTTCTGTGCAACTTGTTCTGCTGTAAATGGCGAACCACCTACCGCAAGATTTGTTCTAACATCTAATTCTACTTTCTCATCATCTTCGTTTAGTTCTGCTTCTAAGAAAGTATTTAGTTCTGGAAATTTATTTGATGCAAGAAGTTTTCTAAATCTCATTTGTTTATTGTCTTCTTGATCTTTTTGTTTTTGAACGTTTTTAATTTTTATTTTTTCAAACAGGTCTGTTATTTCAGATAGACCGTCTGGTCCTGTTCCCATTGCTTGTTTAGTTCTAGTTGTGTTTTTAACTGTTTCAAGAATTTCATCTGCACCCATACCTTTATCCTGCATAATAAATGCTTCATCAATAGTTGCAGTTACTTCTGCGATTCTTTGTGGGTCGTCATCAATTAAAATATTTTTTAAAAGATCGTCATCAATTTTATTACCATATTTATCTAAAACCATTTTTTGTTGTTCATTTAATTCAAATGGATCAAGACCTAATCTTTTTGCAATAGTATCTCTTTTAATACTCGCTGAAGATCGTTTTGTAATAGCTTCTATTTGTTCTGTAACTCCAGGGAATTTTTTCTCAAGTTCTATATCAACTTCACTAAACACATTTTTAGGACCTTTTGTAATTTTATCGTATGCTTTTCCATAAGCGTCTATAATATCATATTGATCAACTGCATCTTTATCAATACCTGCTTCTTCTAACATGTTATCCACTGCCATATCCGCATCTAATTTTTTATCACCGGATGGATTTAAATTATCTACAGCATCATCAATTGCTTTTTGTAATTTTTTAGAACCACCAAATAATTTTAAAAGTTTTAAACCTGTACCAAAAGCGTAATTTATTCTACCACCCATAGATTTTTTAATTCTAGATACTTCATCAAAAACTCTACTATAAAAATCTAAGGTTTCATCCATATCAATACCTTCGTCCATAGCGTTTGATTTTATTTTTGCAAGTGTAGTTCCAAAGTCGTCTGATCTTGTTCCTAAATACATAATGTTCATAAGTGTATCTTCATCAACACCTTGCTCTATTAAATCATCATACATATTAGATCTAACAACTGCACCCATATCTACATTTTTAAATATACCTTCACTTGCACTTTCAACTAAGTCTGCAACAAATAATTTTTGTTTAGTAGTTTTAGCACCTAACTTATCAATGAAGCCTTTAGCTTTATTTAATTTTCTTGCATTCTCTTCCATAGTGAATGCAGACATTTCTTCTTCAGTTACAAATGGTCTATCTAAATCAGCTTGTCTTTGACTTGGTGATTCTTTTACCATCTTACCTCTTTTGTCCATTCCAGGTTTAAAACTAGCTTCAATAATCTCAGCATCCATAATGCCTTTTGATTTCTTCTCAGGAGATTTTTTAAATACGTTTTTGATCTGTGCATCCAAGAACTCTGTTATTTCACCAAACTCGTTTTTGGCAAAATCCATAGCTTCATCCACGCTTTTAATTGCGCCTTGATCATAAAGGCTTCTTAGGGACTGTAAAAATTTTAATACTGCGTTCATATATTACCAATAATACTCAAATTTCCTTTTAGGTTGTTCATCCTCTTCATAATCTTCAGGGTGTAGTAAAAAGCCTCCCTGTCTAAAACGCATGATAGCTTGTGTCATCGAGTCCACAAGATCGTCATGATCGCCAAAAGGAAAAGCTGCACACTCTTCGATGACTTCCTGCGCAAACTCCTTTTTCTTTGGAGCATATATCATAGCAGATTCAAATAAAGGTGCAACCGAGTTTACTCGAGTATGTTTATCTTGGCCTTTTGATGGAGAGAAGTTAATTACCGGTATCCCCATATTTCTTAGTTCGTATGTTAGAGGCAATCCAGACGCTTTGGATTCAACGATAACTGTCTCAGGCTCCCAGTATTTATATTGCTCTAGAGCCACGCGACGAAGTTCGGGGAACTCGTATCTGTCTTTGAGAGCGTCTAATAATATAATACATTGTGGCCCGTCTTCTTTTGGTTTGAACACACCCCACGTTGTAATAGCACTATAGTCTGCAGTTTCTTTTTTCATAAAAGCTGTATCGTAAGATTGTATGACGTGATCCAAAGGTGGTATGTAATCCTTGTCCCAGTCTTGCCACCATTCTCTTTTGATGATAGCTCCTTCTTCTGATGTTGGATCTTGCATGTACTGCGCATTCCATTTGGTTAGGGGAATACTAGCTTTGACAGATTCTAAATCTTCTATCTTCCAATACTCAGGCCAAACAGGTTTACCTGATGGCATGATCGCTGGAAACTCTACGACTTCCCACTTATCAGCTTTTGGTTCTGATTGAGCAGATAATAATCTGCCGGTCAAATCTTTTTGATTCCATCTTGTCATTACCAAAATAATTGTACCACCTGGCTGTAGACGTTGACGTGGACCAGAAGAATACCATTCATAGGTTCTCTCTAGTGCTTGTGAGTTTAGTGCATCTTGTTCAGTATGTGGGTCATCAATAATTAGAAGGTCAGCACCACGACCTGTGATCGCTGATCCAACACCGGCAGCATAATACTCACCACCTTGTTCTGTTTCCCATTTACCAGCAGCTTGAGAATCTTCTCTTAGTCTGGTGTCAAAGACTTCTTTATACAGAGGGTCATCCATAAGTTGTTTTGCCTTACGACCAAACCTTACAGATAATTCTGTTGTGTTAGTTGATTGAATAATTTTTAATTTAGGATTACGACCTACCATCCACGCTGGAAATAAGAATGATGCAAACTCAGACTTTGTATGTCTAGGCGGCATGTTTATGATTAGTCGTTTTAATTTGCCATCTGCAATTCTATTAAATATATCTGCAATTCGTTTATGGTGTGATCCTTCTATGAAGTCAGGCCAAACGTGTTTAACAAAAGACATGAAGTCTTTTTTTATATTTCCCTTCTTATCCAGTTCTTGGATTTTAAAATATGTCTTAGTAAACTCTTTGGCTACATCAGGTGGTAACTTAGAAGCTATATCTAATATCTTTCCAGGGTCGTTTATATCTATTTTCATTTGAAAAAAATTTTTTATAATTTTTTTGGCATCTTATTTCAGATGTAAAATGAAAATACCATCTATAAATGTACAAATCAAGCTTTACAACCTAAAGTAGTGGGACCCCTTTTTGTAATAAGGGGATTGATTATATAAAAAACGATTTAAGAATTTAAATGTATTGGGACCCCTCGGCCCGTTAGGGCCGAGGGCAGAAAGGTTACGCCCAACGTTTGAGCGCTTGTTTCTTGATTAAGATCGCAGGTCCACTAACCCAGTCATCATAACCAAAAGCATATTTATCTTTTGTAAATGTCTCACGCCATAACTTAGTTGCAGGTTCGTTAAGTTCTAAACCTCTAAGCTTGCCCTCTTCATTTACTATAAGATAGTCACCGTTAGGGAATGAGATGCCCTCAACATACCCACCGACGAAGTCTTGAGCCGTTTTTAGATCCGGCTCATCTTTAACATTGTCTATGATCTTTAGTTCCATAAACCCTCCACAACACCACCGTTTGTGGCTTTGTTTAAAGCTTCCAGGTATTCTGTTTCACTCATCATTAAAAAAGTTGTACAGAATGCATGCTTGTCAGCTTGCAACCCTGGTTGAAGTAAATAGTCAACCGCTTTATCTAAAATGTATTGTCTTTTAGAGCCGCCTGGTTGATATTCTTTTTTTAACGTTTTACTCATATTATTCCTTTCTGTTAATTAGGATTATCCTACACTAGAGTCTGTAGGATTGTCAACAGTCTTTTTAATTATTTCTGTACTTGTCCATGAGTGGTTTCCATATCCGTAGTTATGAGTATGAGTTGTTTTCTTAGGGTCCTCGATTGGCGTTTCTAGTGGCTCGCTACGAGGTTCGAGTGCAATGGCTCTTGACCAATGTTTATTCATAAAGTCATTCCAACAACCCTGACTACAAAAGTGGGACCAGACATTATTCCTATTCCAATTATTTTCTGTAATCTTACGAGTTCTTAAAACTTTATTTCCTTTAGTTCCTCGCACCCTGTCAGTTGTAACTTTTTCATGGCACTCAGGACCATGACACCAATTATAACTCATTTGTCCCCCTTTAAAAGTTTACGCATTTGCTCATACATTTTTTGTAAATCATAGGAGTTTGATTTTTCTACAAACTCAATAATTTCACTTTTCATTTCAACTCGTTCTTCATGAGCCTTTTGTTTATTTTTATCTATTACTTCAAAATGTAATGTTCCTTGTTCAGCCATTTAGTGCCTCACTTTCCATGATGTTGTTGCAGTTCTATAACCATGACTATCTAAATCATAATAAACATAATAAGGTGTTCCATTTTTTGCAACACCATAACGAGATTTTTCGTCATGCTTTCCTTTTCTTGTAATGTGTTTCTTGTGCTTACTTGCGTAGTAAGTGATGTAAAATGTTTTTGTCATTTTTTCCTTTCTGTTGATATGGGAGTATCGCATAGGACACTCCCATAGTCAAGTGTTTAATTAACAGATTGTTGAGATTGTTTAAACATAGCAATTTTCTGTTCTCTAGTCATTTCAACTTTATCTTCCAAAAGACTTGCCAAATTTTCTGGACTATAAACTGATAGAGCCAAACTACTACTTTCGTTTAAGATACTTTCATTTAAAGGCACTCCAAGTTTATCGGCTAGTGCTTTTGCTTGGTCAAAGTATCTGTAAGATTTTAAACCTAATCTTAACTTCTTCATCTTCTCATTGGTGTATTCAAAGATTTTTTCATGTGCCATGATAACATTATCTCTAGCAACATTATAAGTGTTTAAGATTTTATACTCGTTTTCATTAATTGCAAATTGTCTTGTATGACAATAAGAAGTTCCAATGACCCAAAGTTTAAAATCATTTTCCCACTCGGCATTAGGTTTAATTGCTTGACCTTTATCCTCGTTTGAAGAATTACGATAACCTAAAAACTTGTCTATGTTTTCTTCTTGTTCATAGTATCTAGGGTTTCTTCTTTCTTCACTCCAACGATATTTAAAGTCAGCGTCATAACCTTTTGCTTTTATCTCATCACGATAATAAGCATAACCAAAATCACGAACATCATCTAAACTAAAATTGACATCAGCATTTTTATGTTCATCTTGAAGATTACCCTCGTTATCTACTTCTTGATAATTATGTCTAAATCTAAAACAATTATCATGGTATAGGTCGCCACCACTAGAACCATATTTTTTATTCATGGCTCTAATAATTTCAACATCTTCTTCTGGTTGATACTTTCTTACAATAGTTTCAACAACAGATTTCATCTGTTCTCTTATTTGATTGTAAGTTTCTTTTGCCTCATAATATTTTTGCATTACAGGGCTATCTTGTCTTTCCCAATGCGATTGAAATACATCAGCGATAGAATTTCTTTTTTCAGCATTGAGAGTTAGTCTTTTTTCTTTTTGCATTTTTACCTTTCTTGTTAATTAAAATTAAAAAAACTTTTATATTAACTTGACTTTATTGTCAATGAGATTATATAGGATTATATATAAATATTTACCACTATTTATATTGCGTCTGTTTAC